AGCTTTACTAAACCGACCTACATTATTACCAGCTGTTTTACAGAAAACAGCAAGTTGACCTGCATTATCATAACCAGTTGGTTTTGTAAAACTTGTCTTATTTGTAGTAGCGTTATAAGTTAGAGATCCAGAACTAATTTCTTTTTTAGTATCTAAATGTATAAGATATTCAGTAGGAGCTGTGCCAACTAGTAAAGTGTCTGTAGCTTTTCTAATATCAAATGATTGTAAGGTATAAACACTTCCATTTTTTAATATAGCATAGTAAACATCATCCATCATACAATGGTAGGTTACAGTACCGGCCAGTTCCCATCGAAACCAAGCTGATTGGATTCGTTGTTCTCCTTGAGTATAATATTTATAACCCCATACTTCATTCTTATTTGATGAAGCAAAGAGTACCATTTGGTTCTCAGTAGATTCAGCTACTAATGTTATATCATCTGGAAATAATTTAGATATAACTTTAGTTTGTTCTAAGACTTGAGGCTCACCATTTCTTTGTATTCCAGCCATTTCATGGAATCTAGTACGTTTTGCTGTGCTGTTTAACCAACCTGCAGTAGTACCCATGTTAAATGGTTTAGTCTTTTCATTAAATGCATAAGACGATAAGTACGAAACAATAGCAGTTTCAGGTGTCAATTGTGCTTCATCTGTTTTTAATAAAAACTGTTGAGATGCACTAAACATTAGCAAACCTGCGTTAACTTCTATAGCATCAAACAAATCTGTTGGATAAGTAGAGGTAGATTGTAAATCAATAGGATCAGCGTTAGCAATAGTAAAAGCAGTTTTTGCCCAGAAATTATAGAAGTCATTAACCCTAGATAAGATTACATTTTCTCCACTTAATAATCCTATTCGGTTTCTAAAGAAAAAGATTTTAGTTATTTTACTATCCACAAATGAAGGTTTTGGATTAGTAAGATCGTCTCCTACAACTCGATCGTCCCATGGTGGATATTCAAATCTAAATGCACCATTAGCATAAGAAGTTGAACCGCCACCATTAATAGAAAATGTTCCCGGTAAAACTCTCTTAAGTTGAAGTGGCATAGTATCCACATCAAATTTTACGTCTAAATTAGGAGCTGCACATTCTTCCCATATACCTTCACCAAATCGGTTAGGTGTATATTTCATAGCAGTTCCTGCACTAATAGTACCGGAAGCAGAATCTGTAACTTCAAATGTATTAGTTGCAACGTTTGCTACAGTATACCACCCATCAGTACCTGCACCACTTGTGAAGTCTGCAATAATAGTATCACCATTAGATAAACCATGACCGTTAGAAGTTACCGTAATGGTAGTTCCGGATCTCGCATATGTAGCAGTAACTGAGTTATCTTCAGCTATATTATTAACTTTAAATTTTAAATAATAATCATCTTGATCCTCACCACTATTAACTACTTGAACTATATAACCATGGCGACAAGTCTTAGGTAAATCTTCAGCTGAATTAGCAGTAGAAGTAATAATATCCATTAACTGAGTTTCAGGTGTTGTTACATTAAAAGGCGTTGCACGATGTAAATGCAAACCATTACCCGTTGGTGTAACAGTCAAACCATGTCCACTAATGGCTTCTATAGCATTTTTCATACCTGCTAAAATACTTTCAGCAGACACATTTTCGTGAGCATTAGAAGCTGTAGGTTCAGGTCTGACTAAAGCTACATTAGCTCTAGATGTAATAGCTACGTGTGATGTAACTTTAATTTGTGTTTCTAAACCTTTATTAGAAGTATAAGTATGTGTGTCGTTTGTAGACCATCCTTCACCACCAAATTGTAAAGTAGGATGAGGTTGATAAGAATCATCATAATTACTCCCACCCGTTTCAACTACTGGAGTACAACGTACATCCATTTCATACCTAAGGTTACTTTTACCTGTACCACCTTGACTATAAGGTGTACCTGAGTTAGTTGCGGTAGGACTTACAGTATGTTTAGACATACCTTCACATTTGCCGTCATTTACATACCCGGCTATACCAGTTGTATCTACATCTTCTTCAGCTTCAATAGCTGTAGCACGATTATAAGTAACTGTACTATGATTAGTAGGATCAAATATATCTAATGAGTATTGTTTACCATAGGTAATGGTACGTAATGCTATATATGCTTCATTAACTAAAGCTGGAGTTTTACTAGCTGAGTCAGTTTTCATTGCTACAGTTTTTGTTCTGTTAGCAAAGAATGTAGTTTGGTTGATTGTTAATGGTTGTATATCTTCTGGATTAGTATGTACTAAATAAGTAGCTAAATTTGTACCAGCAACATTAGCATAGTCTACTGGTATAAGTGCTCCATCACTACATCTCCATATATTAACTACACCATCTGTAGCTATTTGTCCTATATATTGTTCATCTTGTTCTGTATAAATTGGGAACCATTTCCCACCTGTACCTGCTGTACTAGGTGATATAGCTGCTATTAGATCACTTCCGGGTCGTTTAATACAGCCACGGGTAATATCTGGTATAGCATTTTTAAGGTCAACTACTTGTCCGGGAACTTTTAGTTCATCTGGTAATTCAGATATACCGGATTTATAATTACCTACTTGTTGTGTAATACTAGCCATTAACGTCTTAATGCTCTATAAGGTTTGTAAGCTTGATATGCAGATTCATCCGGCCAACCCATAAAGTTATGGTCACCTTGATTGCATTCATATTCTACACAGGAAGCTCTCGCTTGAGTTTCAAACACACCTAACATTTGTTGTAATTGAGGGTTAGCTACTAACTGTACAGCTGCTCTTCCTGCTGCTTTGTAAGTAATATACCTTTGAAATGGTGCAGGTATATCTTCAAATTTATATAATTTAATAACATTTACATGAAAGGAATCATCATCTGGATATTCAAACGTATGATTAACTTTATCATAAATTTTCCATAGACCGTCAGAATCCTTGCGTCTTACAAAGTCTCTAGTTTTATCCCATTCATCTGCATTATCAATTCTAATGTAAGACGAATCAATAATAATTTTATTATCAGAACCTACCATTTGTTTGATATGGTTTTCCCTATTAAAATGCCAACCTTCATTCTGTACATCTTGGTTAGATTCTTTTAAAAGGTTGTATATAAATGCTACTTCTGGATTGTCGTAGTCTAAGGTAGAGATAGGAGCTTGACCTATACTACCCAAGATAGTATTAACTGCGGATAGTTCGGTATCGAGATCAACTGTTGTGGGAGTAGAAGTCATAGTGTTAATATTTGTGAATAAAAAAAAGGGAGGTTGTGAAACCCCCCTTATGTGTGTTAAGTATATTGTCCTGCGACAACAGCACAAGTGTCAAGGACACCTGAACCGCCTACAGTATTATATGCTAAACGTAAATTTTTTGTGGTAGAGGCAACGCCTGAAGCACTACCTGATCCACTTGTGTCTGAAGGAGATATACGAGTCTCTGTACCTTGACATGATCCGTATTCTCCAACTGCTGTTGGGACTGCCATAATATTATATTGTTAAGAAACTGTTCCTAGAATCGAGCTATCTGAATGCTGTCTTCCATACTCTAAAGGAGTAGCTGGGTTTTTCGTAACTGAACTTTTGACCTTTCCAATACCACTATAATCTGCAGAAGCATGGTAGTTACCTTTTGTTCTGGTTATAGTTTGTGAAGTTCCGGGTTTTAAAGACATGATTAGCTACGTGCTGAAGTTAGTTCGATTGCACCTGCTGGGTTAAGTGTTCCTACACCCATTGCAAGTCTTCCAACCATTACGTCACCTTGGTATAAAACGGATACATCTCCGCCTGTTACTTGAACCTGAGGTCCAACTGCTTCTACAATACCTGCAGCATCTCTTTGATAGATAAGACCGCAATGAGTTGAGAAGTCACCAGAGTAATCGTTGTTCTCACCAGACTGTCCATTAACTGTACCAGCTAGGAAAGGTAGGTTGTTTGAACGCTTGATCTGAATACCAGCAATCTCAACTAGACCTTCACCAGAAGTTAGGTTACCTTGATTGTTACCATAGTCTCTGTTTAAGATGTTAGATGATACTTGTGAGACAAGTGCATAGTATTGTCTTGGATTCAAGACGGCTGTACGTCCAGTTTTTGGAAGATTTTTTTCGTCAAGAACTGCAGCTGCTTCAAAGAAAGCATCTACTAAAGCTTGAGCATTATATTCCTTAGTTGCACCTAGTTCGATCTGTGTACCGCCGGGTTCTGGTCCGGGAGATGCTGTGATAGGATGTGCTTCTCTTGCTGCTAGAGCAATAGTTCTAAACACTTTCTTATCATAAGCTTCAGCCAAAGCATGACCGATCTTAGAAGAGATCTCTGATCTAAGTGAGTAATGTGCAAGTGTTTCGTCTAAGTCATATACAAATGCTGAACTAATTAATAGGTCATCACATTGTATAGTTTTCTCAGCTACTGGAGGATCACCACTTCCGAGGATAGGTTCGCCGGGTGTGTGATACGCTGCTTGCATTCTACCTGTGA